TCCGATCTATGTTGTCGCTCGGATGCCGCTCGTAGTGCGCGCGTGCGGCTTCGGGCGTGGTCAGGCACTGATTGCCCCAATCATCGGCCGTAGGGCGCTTGGCGCGCGGCGGCAGGGGCACGATGGCGATGCCGTAGCGCCGGACGTAGGCCGCGGCGAAGTCGGCGGTTGTTGGTTGTGTCATGTGGTTCCCACGAAACGACGCGCGAAAGGGTGGGGCGGCCCGCGCGTGGGGTTAGGCTTTGTCACCCGGTAGCTAGCCGGGTCAAGCCCCGAATTCAGTATACGCCCGCCCTAGAACGGAATGTCATCCTCCATGCTGTCGAACCCCGTGCCGCTGGCTGGCTTCGGCGCAGCGGCCCGCTCCCTCCTCTCCGCGATGGCCCTGGCATCCTGCTCGGCCTGGGTCTGCCGGCGGGGTGCGGGCGCGGGGGCTGGAGCCGGTGTCGGAGCGTCAGCGTATGCCGCAGGCTGGGTGGCCGGCTTCGGGGTCGCCGACAGCGACATGAACTTCTTGCCCTCCATGCGCGTGCCCTCGCGGCCCTCCTTGATCCAGGCCGACAGGCTGTAGACCACGCCCTCGATGCAGATGTCGCCGCGGTAATCGGGGCGGTTCGGGTTGTCTCCCTTGTCGTTCTTGAACAGGGAGCCGCTGCCCTCCTTGGGCTGGTACGTTGTCATTCCTCAAGATCCTTTCGATTGTGATGAGGCCTGCGCCCCGTAGCGGGCCGGCGGCCCAGGTGAAACTGATGACAGAACGCGCAGTGATACACCTGCCGCGGCTTGCCCCGCCTCGAGCCGCGCACGGCGACGAGTTGGGCGGCGGTGAACGTGGCGAACGGGATCTTGCCGTCGCACGCGGCTGCGCGGTGGGTTTGGGTGACGGATTCGGGGGTCATGGATTTGCCCCGCGCGCGATTGACAGCAGCAGATCGCGGAAAGGCTCTGGCGTGGCGTTGCGGATCGCGGTCTTGTTCTTCCCTCCCACCATCGCCACCACGCCGATGCGCCTAGCTTTCTCGTAGCCGTAGCGTTCGATCATCCAGGCGGGTAGACGCTGCTCGCCTTTCGTCCAGTTCAGCTCGGGCAGCGCCCACAAAGGGACGCGCGCCACAATCAGCCATGTGGGCTTGCGGCTGTCGTGTCCGTAGTGGCCCTGCTCAACGTGGCACACCCACACGCCGTGCATTTCACACCGCTGCCATCCGGCACCCGCCTTCGGCTTGCGTATGCAGTACCGCTCAAACGCCTTGCTGTGCGCCGGGTGTTCAAGCACACCGCCGTAGGTTTTCACCGCATGCAGCGCAGCAGCGAAGCACCCGCCATCATCGCCTAGTTTGTACTGATGCGGCTTGCGCGTACTGCCGTGCCAAAACCTCCCCCACCGTTGGCAGGGCGGGTGCGCCACTACCGGCCACGGTCCCGCATACTTGCGCGCGTCTCGAGCCTCGTCCCAAGGTTCGACGCCCGGAAGCCCAATGTAGCAACCAGCCGGCTCGACGTAGAGCGCTGCTACTGTCTGAGTCATGGCACCCCCAGCAGCGCGATGACATCCTCCACCGACTGCGCAATCCCCGCCACGCCACCAGCCGCCTGGCACGCGCCGATCAGCATCTCCTGCTCCACGGTTCCGCGCGTGATGCCGGGGCGCTTGACCTCAACGAGAAACAGCCGCCCGTCGGTGAGCTGCCCGAGGTAATCGGAGGCGCCCTTCGAGACCCCAGGCCGGCCCGTCAGGTAGAGCCGATAGAACGTCGTGTATCGGTCGCCGTCGCTCACAGCCCCGCTGTTGAGCCGCATGAACCACGCCACGCGCCGATGCCGGCGCAGGGCGTCGAACACGGCCCGCATCACATCGCCCTCGGTGGCCCGCGTGCTGGGCCCCCGTTTCGCCCTCGGTTTCGGCGGCGGCGGCATCGTGAGTTCCACCCGCGGGCGGTCGCTGAGCGCGGCGTACAGATCCATCGACTGTTGATTGCGGGCGATGGTGTCGCGCAGGGTGGGGCGGCGGCGGGTCATGCCGCGAAAAGCGAGTGCTGCTCGCGGATGGCGTCGTGAATGTTCTGCACGGCGAGATCGTAGTACTGCGGCTTGAGCTCAGTGCCGACGAAACGGCGGCCCATCTTCACGGCGCAATAGCCCTCGCTGCCGATGCCGGTGAACGGCGAGAACACCAGATCACCCTTGTTTGTCCACAGATGGATGCACCGCTCGATGACGTCCAGCTGCAGCGGGCACATGTGCTTTTCGTCGTTCTCGTCGCGGGCTGGCAGCTTGTTCAGCGTGCGGCCTTGGTCAATGTCCGACCAGATCGGGCTGGCGTACTTCTGCCACATCAGCACGGGCAGATCGTCACCGTGCGTGACACGCGGCTCGGCGTCGCCTGGCTTGCGCATCGTCACCACGTAGTCGGGCAGGCCCATGCGAGACATGCTCGCGTTCTCGCGAATGGTCTTGTGCAGCAGCCCCAGCGCCTTCGTGCGCTGCATCGCCACTACAGGGTCTTTCCAGATGCAGACCTCGGAGTGATAGACGAAGCCGGCGTCCTGAAATGCGCGGATCAGGTCGCCTCGGAAGTCGCGCAGACCGATGAACCCCTGCCGCATCTTCGTCGTGGGCAGGTTCATGCAGTGGAAGCTGACATTGCGGCCCGGCTTGATGATTCGATAGAGCTCGCCGATCAGGTAGCGCAGCTGCGCCACGAACTCCGCATCGTCGCGGCAGTTGCCCATGTCGTGATCGCTGTTGGAATACACGAACAGATCCGCGAACGGCGGCGAGAACACCGAGTAGTCGATGCTGTTGTCAGCCATGCGGCGCGTCCACTTCACGCAGTCGCCCAGATGCACAGTGAACCCGTCTCCTTGGTGTGTGTCCTCGCGGTACTCGTCGACGACATTCTGCTGCCCCGCCAGTTCCTTGTTCATGATGTCCCTCATATGCTCGATCATGTTCGCGCTCATTTCGTGGTGTTGGATCTCCTTGCGCTTGAGGTTGGCCAGGATCTGGCCTTCGTTCTCAGCGGTGAACAGATGCACCAGCACGCGCCGCGTCTGCCCGAACCGATGGCATCTGCGCACAGCCTGGTAGAACTTCTCGAACGAATCATCCAGACCCACGAACGCCATGCGCGCGCAGTGCTGCCAGTTCATGCCAAAGCCGCAGATTTTCGGCTTGCTGATGAGCACACGCAGCCCGCCGTGAGAGAAGGCCAGCATCTGCTGCGCCTTGTACTCGGCAGTGTCCGACCCCTGCACGTTCACGCTGCCTGGGATCAGCGATGCAAGCATGTCGGCCTCGTCGTTGAGGTGACACCAGATCAGCCACGGCTCGGATGCGTCAGCGTTCACGACCTCGGCCAGCGCCTTGCATCGGGCTTCGATGCTCGCGCGTTGCGCCTGCCGGCGCTCGGTCAGTGTCTGCGCCGGGCGCGAGAACAGATCGTCGCCCAGCGGCTCGGTTTCGACCACATGCTCGATGTACTCGGGATCGTCCAGCGCGTAGCGCGATCCATCGAAGCCGATATCGCTGGGGTTGCGCAACACGACGGCCCACGTGCCCATCCACTCCCAGAACTTCGACGCGCCCCAGCCCTTCAGTCGCCATGTGCCGGTGTCTCCGGTGTCGTTGACGAAGTACGTGGCCAGCATCTCGGTGCGCGTCATCACACCCAGGAACTCGCACTGGTTGCCAAGCTCCTCGAAGTCGTTCGGGCTCGGCGTGGCCGTGCAGCTGAGACGATACGGCACGCCCTGCGCCGATTCGATGATCCTCGTGCGCGTCTTGCCGTCGTGCGCCTTGAGGATGCTGGACTCGTCCAGCACGAGGCCGCGCAGTTCGGAGAAGTCCACGGCATCCATGCGCTCGTAGTTCGTGATCCAGACGCCCGGCCCGTTCGGGCTGCAGCCGTGCGGCACGCGCGAAACCTCGATGCCGAACGTGCGCCCCTGCTCGATGGTCTGCTCCGACACAGCCAGCGGAGCCAGGATCAGAACCGCGCCGCCTGTATGCCGAGCCACCTCGTCAGCCCACGAAAGCTGCATCAGCGTCTTGCCCAAGCCTGTGTCCGCAAAGATCGCAGAGCGCCCGCGCCGCACGGCCCAAGACACGATGGCGTGCTGAAAGTCGAACAGATGCTCGTTCAGCTCGCCCGGCGCGTGGCCTGTCGCCACCTCGGCGCGGCGCTTGCCCGCCACGAACTCATCGTATTCCATATCACCTCCGCGCCTTCGCGCAAATGCCGAGCTCGAGGCCGCCCGGCGTGGCCGTTCTAGGTGCGCTTGAACCACTCCGGCCTTAGCCGCATGAGCTCCCACATCCTGCCCGCAGGCGGGTGCGTGCCCCACTTGTAGACCGCAATGCGCGTGATGCCCAGGATGCGCGCTAGCTCAGTCTTTGAGCCAGCCAGCCGGATAGCATCGGCCGTCGTGATCGGCTCGGGGAGTTTTGGTTGACGGGTTGCCATGCGGCGCATCGTACACCAGTCCTCGTAGAACGTAAACCCTGTGAAACAGTCGGGATTGACGCGGAAGGTTGAAAAAGGTTTACAGTCCATTCCATCGCAACACGCAACGCAGGAGCCCGCCATGTTTTCAGCTCACATCAATGCCCTGTTTAGGCTGCGCGACGCGACTGTCGCCGCCAAGACTCGCACTAACGATCCGTCTATCGGCACCGACATCCGCTCGGGCCAAGTCCGGGTCGTGCGCGTCACCTACAACGCTGCCGGCGCCTCGACTGTCACGCCTATCACCGGCTTCATCGGATTCGATGCGGCCATCTCTGCCCTCAACGCTCTCTGATCGGACACCACCATGCACCACACCCTCCCCGGCCCCGGCGACCTCGCCATGCGCCACCTGCCCGACAGCTACGACGGCCTCGCTGATTGGGAAGCCGACGAACAGGCCGCCGAAGACATCGCCAGCACCGGATACGATGTCGCGCACTGGCTGATGGCCGAGTGCGAGGATACGCCCGCCGCGCTGGAGCCTGTATACACCGCCGCGATCCACGACGCGCAGCTGCAGGACGCGCCGACGCATGTGCTGATCGCATGCATCATGACCGGCACCGACCGGCAGGCGGGTTTCGCTCGCATGTTCCTGCGCGACCGCTTCGAGGCCGCGCACCGCGCCGAGATCGCCCAGCGCGCCGCCGAACTCTTGCGCGAGGCCAACGGCCCCGAGCACGACCCCGGCAGCATCGGCTGCGAGTTCGATGACTGAACCGAAACCGGCCCGCCCCGCGTGGCCGTTTCCTCCCCGCCTACTGGATTACCCGGTTGCGCCGCCGATCCCCCGGCGCGCGCCATCAGCCCGACCCAACCCCGCCGGCATGCCGCCGGCACCGTACTGAGGAGAGACACATGATCACATGGTTTACTGCAGACCGAATCAAGAATTCCACACTGAGCTACACCGTGATGGTTCGCGCCAGCGGCACCGGACCTGTCGATGTCAGCTTCTGGCTGAACGACGCCGAGGCCCGCGAGCTTGGCCGCGCGCTGCTGGCCGCGTCCGAGCCGACCGTCCCCGCCACTGCCACCCCGGAGGCCGCATGATCACCCTCACCGCAGACCAGCGCACCGACGACTGGCACGCCGCCCGCTGCGGCAAGGTCACCGCCTCCAAGTTCCGCGACGTCCTGAGCCGCACCGCCAAGGGCCTGCCGACCGCCGACCGCACCAAATACCTCTGGCAGCTGGTCGTCGAGCGCCTCACCGGCCAGCCCGTCACGATCCCCGACGCCGCGCCGCTACGCTGGGGCCGCGAGCAGGAGCCCGCCGCGCTGGACGCCTACATCGCCAGCACGCTCGGCCAGGTCACCCAGACCGGATTCATCGCGCACCCGACGCTGCCCTGCGGCGCGAGTCCGGATGCGCTCGTGGCCGACATACACGACCCCGATGGCGCGTTCGGCCTGGTTGAGATCAAGTGCCCATACAACAGCCAGAACCACCTCGAGACTTGGCTCAACGGCATGCCCGAGGATCACATGGCCCAGGTGCAGGGCCAGATGTGGCTAACCGGCCGCGAGTGGCTGGATTTCGTTTCGTTCGACCCCCGCATGCCGCCCGACCTGCAGCTGTACGTCCAGCGCATCAAGGGTAATCCCGAGTTCCAGGCCAAGCTGGAGCGGGAGATCATCGCATTCTCCGCAGAGGTCGACGAGATCGTCGGCAGGCTGCGGGCCAAGACCAGTTTCTGACACAGGAGTACCGTATGACCGCTCTGATTCCCATGACCGACGTTGAGCGCATGGCGCAAGCCGTCGCCGCGTCTGGCCTGTTCGGCCTCAAGGCCCCGCAGCAGGCGCTCGCGCTGATGCTGGTCGCGCAAGCCGAGGGCCTGCATCCCGCGACCGTAGCTCAGGATTACGACATAATCCAAGGCCGCGCAGCGCGCAAGACGCACAGCGTGCTGGCCCGCTTCCAAGCCGCAGGCGGCAGCGTGCAGTGGCACGAACTCACCGACCAGATCGCAGAGGCCACGTTCTCGCATCCCGCAGGCGGTTCGCTGCGCATGGTATGGACGTTCGCGCAGGCGCAGAAGGCCGGACTGACGAACAAAGACAACTGGCGCAACTACCCGCGCGCCATGCTCCGCGCCCGCTGCATTGCAGAAGGCGTGCGCGCCGTGTACCCCGCAGCAATCGGCGGCTCGCTGGTGGCCGAGGAGGTGCAAGACTTGCCGCCGCGCGCAGCTGGCCCCGCTGTGGTCGCGCCA